AAGCCTTCGACAAAACATTCAAGAGACTCGCGGCATTGGAGCAAGTCAATAAACGTATTGACAAGCTAGAAGAAAAAGTAAACTCAGATGTAGACTCTCATAAGGAGAAAGCAAGTGGCAACACCAAGAAAGGGAAAAGCAAAGGTTAAGGTTACTTCCTCCGGTAAAAAGGTAAGCTATGGGCAAGCAGGTAAAGCCAAAGGCGGAGGTGCTAGAGTAAAACCCGGCACTTCCAAAGGAGATAGCTACTGCGCTCGTAGTTTAGGTATTAAGAAGCGCTTACCTAAGAAGAAACAGAATGACCCTAATACACCTAACAACTTATCACGCAAGCGCTGGAAATGCTCTGGTGCTAAGTCGAGGAGAAAGTAACGATGAAGAAAGGTAAATGCTGTAGCAAATCAAAAACACCTGCTAAGCCTAAGCGTGGACAACGCTCGACTACTAACAAAAAGAAAAACAAGATGAAGGTGCGAAGTGGCTACTAAAAAATCTACAGTCAATAAGGCAGGTAACTACACCAAGCCTACCATGCGTAAGAACTTGTTTAACAAGATTAAGGCAGGTACTAAGGGTGGTAAGGCTGGACAATGGTCTGCACGGAAGGCACAGATGCTTGCCAAGGAATACAAGGCTAAGGGTGGAGGTTACAAGTAATGGCACTAGCAAAGTCTCAGAAGTCTTTGAAGAAGTGGACAAAGCAGAAGTGGCGTACAGCTAGTGGTAAGAAATCCTCAGAAACTGGCGAAGCATACGCTCCGGCTGCCACAATAGCCAAGCTGAAGTCCACCGCTGCCGGTAAGAAGAAACTAGCAGCAGCTAACAAAAAGAAGCGACAAGCCACAGCTAAAGGCAAGCAACACGCCAAGCATGGTCTGCACAAAGGTAAAAAAAGATAAAATAGTTCTTGACATTTGCTTAAAAGTATGATATAATAATACTATAGTATACTTTAAAGGATTGGGAATACCCAGTCGAGTATACTTTAACTTGTACTTTAACTTATAACAAACTGTCCTTTTAAGGAGAAACAGTTAATGAATGCAACAGACAAAGAACTAGAAAAATACTACGAAGATATGCTGTCAATGTTCCGTACTGAAGGTTGGAAGACTTTGACGGAAGACCTACTTACAAACGCCCAAGGCATTAATTCAGTAGAAGCAACTAAGGATGATAAAGACCTTTTCTACAGGAAAGGACAACTTTACGTCATCGCTACGTTGCTAAACTTAGAGGAGCAAGTCCGGGACGCATATGATAACTTAGGTGCTGAAGAACAAGATGCCTCTGTTTGATTTTAAATGTGAAGCTGGACATACTAATGAACGATTCGTTAGTAGCGACACTAAAGAAGTAGACTGCAATGAGTGTGGTCTACTAGCAGTAAAGCAGTTGTCTACCTTCGGGACTTGGACTGAAAAGCGGAATGGTATTAACTCCGACAATTGGGTCAAGAAACGAGAGCAGAAACTGCAACAAGAACGTAAGGCAAATTCATAGGTGTGTTGAACCCTTACATAATATAAACCTCCATAATACTAAGGTACGGAGTTTAATAATGGCAACAATTTTACCAGACGAGCGTCAAGAAGACGACAAAGAAGAACTAGGCAACCTTGAGGAAATTACACAGGAAACTCAACAAGAGCCAACTCCTGAAGAAACCCAAGAAGCTGAAACACAAGAAGAGGACATCCCCGAGAAGTACAAAGGAAAGTCAACCGCTGAGATTGTAAGGATGCACCAAGAAGCTGAGAAGCTCTTAGGGAAGCAAAGCGGAGAAGTAGGGGAGTTACGTTCAGTCGTTGATAGTTACATACAGACACAACTCGACACCACTACACCAAAGCAAGAAACTGTAGACGAAGATATTGATTTCTTCTCTGACCCCGACAAGGCTGTCGAAAGAGCTATTGCTAATCACCCTTCCATTAAGAAGGCTGAGGCTGCCACACAGGAACAGGCACGAACTATTGCATTGACACAACTTCAGAAACGTCACCCCGACATGACTGATATTGTACAAGACCAAAAGTTTGTTGATTGGATTAAAGCCTCTAAGATTAGAACACAGCTCTTTGCTCAAGCAGATACGCAGTATGACTATGAAGCTGCTGACGAACTCTTTACTAACTGGAAGGAACGTCAGGGTGCCGTAGCTAAGACTGTAGCTGCCGAGAAGCAAACTAGGAAGGCCGCTGTTAAGACTGCCTCCACAGGTAGTACCAAAGGAACTGGGGAACAGCGAGCGAAGAAGATATATCGTCGTTCAGACATTATTAAACTAATGCAGGACAATCCAGAACGGTATTTAGCTTTATCTGATGAAATCACTAGAGCCTATGCCGAGAAGAGAGTCCGCTAACTAAACTCTTTTTTATTATAAGGTATTTATATCATGGCTGATTCAACATATCCCAACATGGGCGGCGCGGTAGACAACACTAGCGCTGCTACTTTTATCCCAGAAATTTGGAGTGACGAAGTTGTTGCTGCATACAAGTCTAACTTGGTTCTGGCTCCTCTGGTCAAGTCTCTGGGCATGACCGGTAAGAAAGGTGACGTTATCCACGTACCTAAGCCTGTTCGTGGCGATGCTCACGCTAAGGTCGAAGGTCAGGCGGTAACTATCCAAAACGCTACTGAGGGTGAAGTACAGGTCGTTATCGACAAGCACTTCGAGTACTCTCGTATGATTGAAGACATCACTGAGACTCAGGCTCTGGCTTCTCTCCGTCAGTTCTACACTGGTGACGCTGGTTACGCTCTGGCTCGTCAGGTTGATACTGACCTGACTAACCTCGGTAAGTCTCTGGGTAACGGTGACGGCAGCGACTGGACTCACAGTGCTTCCTTCCAGATTGACCCAACTTCAGGTGCTTTGGAAGCATACAGCGCACAGGGTGCTGCTGAGTGTGGTGCTTTCTCTGACGCTGCTTTCCGTGGTCTTATTCAGAAGATGGACGATGCCGATGTTCCTATGGACAACCGTTGCTTCGTAATCCCACCTTCACTGCGTAACGCTATCATGGGCATTGACCGCTACCAGTCTTCTGACTTCGTAGATGGTCGTGGTGTTCAGAACGGTCAGATTGGTACTCTGTACGGCATTGACGTATTTGTATCAACTAACTGTGCTACTCCTGAGAGTGGTGTACGTGCTGCACAGCTTCTGCACAAGGACACTTATGTTCTGGCAGAGCAGCAGGGCGTTCGCTCACAGACTCAGTACAAGCAGGAGTTCCTCGGAACCTTGTACACTGCTGACACTCTGTACGGCACTAAGGTTCTGCGCCCAGACGCAGGCTTCGTACTCGCAGTAGACGCATAAGCTACAAACTAGGGGCTTCTTCCTTAATTGGGAGGAGTCCCTTTTCCTTTTCTCCTTCTCAGCTAAACAGGTTTCTTGATGTCTAACTATACTAAAACTACTAATTTTGCTACTAAAGATTCTCTGCCTTCAGGTAATCCTGCTAAGATTGTTAAAGGGACAGAGATAGACACAGAATTTAATAACATTGCAGTAGCTGTAGCCACTAAGCCGGACACTGGTTCTATTTCCGGTGGCACAGGTATTGACACTACTCCTTCCGGTAACAGTGTTTCAATTGCTATTGACAGCACCGTTGCCACCCTTACAGGCACTCAGACCCTTACCAACAAGACTCTAAATACTCCCGCTATTACAGGTGCTTTGACAACGGACAGCACTATAGACGGTCGAGACGTAGCCACAGACGGCACTAAACTAGATGGTATTGAGGCAGGTGCTGATGTAACTGATACAGCCAACGTAACAGCCGCTGGCGCACTCATGGACTCTGAGGTTACTAACCTAGCGGAAGTTAAAGCTTTCGACTCTACGGACTATGCTACTGCTGCTCAGGGTGCTAAAGCAGACGCTGCCTTACCCACTACCGGTGGCGCAATGACTGGCGCTATTACAACTAACAGCACCTTTGACGGACGTGACGTAGCTACTGACGGTACTAAACTGGACGGTATCGAAGCAGGTGCTGACGTTACGGACACTACCAATGTAGTAGCCGCTTTAAGCGCAGGTACAGGCATTAGCTTGTCAGCGGGTGGTGAGATTGCTAACACTGCCCCAGACCAGACTGTATCCCTTACGGGCGGTGGTGACACTACTATTTCGGGTACTTATCCTAACTTTACTATTACAAGCACAGGCGGTACCGGAGGCAATGAAACTTTAGCGCAGACTTTAGTTCTTGGTAACACTACCGGCGGAACGGATATAGCGGTTTCTTCAGGGGATAGCATTACGCTTCCTGACGCGTCAAAAATTAAACTTGGTGACGAGCCGAATCTCGAAATTTACCATAGCGGCTCACATTCATTTATTGAAGATGTTGGTGGCGGCAGCTTGTTTATAAAAGGCGGCCCGCAACTTAAATTGATGAACGATGACGAAAACGCTGTTCTTTGCCAAAAGGATGGCGCCGTAACCTTATACCATAATAATTCAGCTAAGGTAGCTACAACATCTTCAGGTATAAGCGTTACTGGTGAAGTGGCTGCTGACTCTATCACTATTGCAGGGGGTATTACAGAAGACGCAGAAACCCTTACAGGCACGGCAACTACTATTGACCTAACAACTGCTACTAACTTTACACACACCCTGACAGGCGCTACAACGTACACCTTTAGCAACCCAGCAACCACAGGTAATGCTACAGCGTTTACCCTGAAAGTAATTCAGGACAGCACAGCCCGCACAATCACTTGGCCTGCTAGTGTTGACTGGGCGGGAGGCACAGCGCCTACCTTGACAACAACCAGTGGTGGTGTAGATGTATTTGTATTCTATACTATTGATGGCGGCACAACTTACTACGGCTTCACAGCTGGACAGGCGATGGCATAATGAGTACAGTAGCTAAAAAACTTCAAACAGCTGAAACTCCTACGGCTGGCGGTTTTTCAGTTGCCCTTGTAAGTGCTAGAGAGGGCAATGCAACGACTGACTACAAATATAATTTAATTGATGTTTCTGATGTAAATAACATAACTGTACTAGACACTGTGGAAGCTAATGACGGCTCATTGTACTATCGTCCCTCCCGTGCCGCAATTCTCAATGATGGTGATAATGTTGGAATAGCTGAAAGACAGTATGATGCTCTCTCTTATTGGGACGTATCAGACGCAACATCCATGACTTTGCTAGACAGAGAGCGAAATACTTCCGGTAGCTACCCCGGTTTTAATAACTTTTATGGACTTGTAAGTGATGAAATTAACAACATTTTTTTAGGAAACGGAACCACCAATCCAGACTGGCAGGCTATATTTAGAGAAAGTGGAAATGGCATCTTTAGAACATATCGTTCTCCCAATACTAGCACGTTTGCTCATGGCCGGTGGCAGCCTGCTTTAGACGCTGCAAATAGAGTTCTATTCGTTACAAATGAGACTTCTAATTCTATATCAGCGTATACATATCCTATTGCGGGTAACACTTTTACTTTAGTGTCCACACTACAAGACTCTACTAATTTAGTAAATCCAAGAAACTTTGCGTTTGATGAAACAACAGATACGCTGTACGTAGGGTCAGCCAATGGTGATATTACTTCTGTAGACGTTAGCAACACCAGTTCAATGTCAGTAATAGATAAGCTTGCAAATATGTCAAACAACTATAACTACAACGATATGCAAATCGACACAACAAATCAAGTATTATTTGCGTGCAGTTCGAAAAATTCAACCAATATCGCGTTCGGTGGCTCAGTATACGCTGTAGATATTAGTGATAGTGCTAATTTAGCTCATTTAGACCTTATTGAACGATTAGACGACACTGATTTGTATTTCCCGATTCAAATGGATGTGGATGTTGAACGTGAATATTTATTTGTTGCGTGCAAAGGCTCGGATAAATTAATGGTTATTGATTATTCAAACCCTTCAAGTTTAACTGTACAAGCCACTAGTTCTACTTCTAATTTCAAACAAGATGATGTGATAAAACTTATAAGGTAAAAATTTTATGTACGTTAAAACTTTAAACAACGAAATACAAGAGTTTCCTTATAACGTAAGGAAGCTGAAGGAAGACAACCCTAACACGTCTTTTCCTGATAAGCTAAGCGAAGAGCAACTTGCTGACTGGGGTTTGTACCTTGTCGCTTATGCAGATAAGCCTACGCTCACACATAACGAGAAAGTAGTAGCAAACGCAGAGCCTAGTTTGGTATCCGGTGTTTGGACTCTCGGTTGGTCTGTTGCTTCTAAGACAGCAGACGAAATAGCCTCAGAAGCGTCTAGCGTGCGTTATGAGCGTGATGAGTTACTGACCCAGTGTGATTGGACGCAAATGCCTGATAGCCCCTTAGACGACAGCACAAAGGCTTCTTGGGCTACGTACCGCACAGCACTACGTGACATAACAGAACAAACAGGATTTCCCACCAACATTGATTGGCCTACAGCGCCTTAACTTAACAACGAGGATATAACATGAAAGCATTAGTAATCTCAACTCTTTTTGTACTTGCTGGTTGTAACACTTTTAACGGTGCTATTGACGGCTCACAGCAGATTGTCAACTCAACTGTAGACTCTGCACAAGATATGGTAGTTAATACTGCTAAAGGTGTTGGTGCTGGTTCTGCTACTCTGGTAGAAGGTATTGCTAAAGACATTCGCACAGCGTCTGAGTGACTAAATGCTCGCCGAAATCGCAGCAGCGAACGCAGCCTTTAAAGTCATTAAGACTGCCATTAGTAATGGTAAGGAATTGTATGACTGCTCTGAAGCGGCTACTAAGTATTTTAACAATAAAAGTGCAATAGCAAAACGTGTGGCGTCTAAGGGCAAGAGTGACTTAGACGCATTCATGGCTCTTGAGAAGATTAAAGAGCAAGAGGTTTGGCTAAAGGATTACATGGTATACGCAGGTCGTCCTGATATGTATACCGATTGGCTGAATTACCAAGCAGAGTGTCGTAGGAACAGAGAAAAGGAAGAACGTCTTGCAGCGGCTAAGAGACGTGAGAACTTAAAGTTAATCAAACAGTTTGTTACCATAATGGGTATAACGTTAGCGGTGCTTCCTATTTTGATATACTTAATCATTTACTTAGCGAGCCTTTAAAGGATTTAAACATGGTTGAAGAAACAAAAGAAGTTGTAGACATAGCCGCAGCCTCCACAGGTATCCTAGCGTTAGCCGCTTGGTTACCGCCAGTCGCCTCTATATTTACAATCGTTTGGTTGGGTATTAGAATATACGAGTCAGACACAGTACAAACGTTAGTACACGGTAAAAAACTACTTGACAAACAAGACTAAATAGTGTATAATATGAGTATACTTAAATCTTTAATACAGCCCGTAACGAGCATACTGGATAAGTTTATACCTGACGCTGACGTCAAGCAAAAGATAGCGCATGAAATCGCAACAATGGCGCAGAAACATGCACATGAAAGTG